TTGAATTTTTTCCATTAATTAATCTTGGTCTAACAATTTTAAAATCACTGGTTACAAGAGTAGAACCACTAGGTAATTCTTTCTGACAAACTCCTGAGACATCTACAGCCAATGCCGCAATAGTGATAGTAGCACCAGAAGATGCAACTGCAGTAACTCTGTTAAATGTTGGATCAGACTCTCCTGCTTTTTGATATTTTACAATATCACCAATCTTAACACCACTCTTAAACCTATTACCACCAACACTAACAGTACCACCAGTAGTAATTGAATACTCAGTTCCTGCAGGAGCTGGACTTCCTTCTCTTGAAAGAACAGTATCTGCGTTAAATTCATTATCTCCAACATCTTGGAAAATGGATTTAACATCATCCATTGAATGTTCTGTTACTGCAGTAATTGTTTTACTATCAACAACACCATTTACTTTAATAGGTTCATCTACAATAAATGTACCACTTGTATCATGTAAAGTAAGAGAAGTTGCACCACTGGCTGCTGTAACAAGATATCCTCTTGCACCACTTCTTTGACCTTCAATTAGTGAACCATCGATTGCAGTAAGACCACTATTTACAGTAAGACTTGTATATATTGTTATATCCCATAAAAGAACTTCATATACACTAGAATCTCCAGTATATCCAGCAGCTTCTAACTTATAATCATATACTCTCGCTTCTCCTATTTTAGTTCCAGCTGCAGAAGATTGTGTTGATCCAACTCTTTGATTTTGTAACTCAACAACATGATTATTACCAAGACCAACATAAGGAGCTCCCCATGCACGATTGACCTTTATTTTAGATACACCATCAAAAGAAAATACTTGATTTTCTAACTTTCTAACTGTTCTTGGTTTTTCTACATCAATAAAAGTATTACCAGGTTTTTCTATATCATATCCTCTAACATAAGCTTTTCCAGGCCCTACCTGGTATATCATCTTATCTTCAGATGGTTGATTACCTTCAGATGTCTTCTGATTATCATAATAAACACCATTATTACCTTGTCTATCATTAAGTGATTCTCTTGTTTTTACAGAGAATGGTTTTACATAATAATTACCACTTTCATCATAAGTTCTTCTAGCAAATTCATCACGTATAAGATTATAATCAGTTTTCTTAACATGTTTTTCTACACTACCATTTCTAATTCTTAATAATTCAATGAAATTAGCATCATCAAATACATCAATATCCTTTTTAATTAGTGTTGGCTTTAATTGAAATCTATCAGCACCAGGAGCTGCAAAGTTAGAGAATCCAGCTGCATTATCAAATAAAGATGCATCTTCAAATGCAGTTACTACATTTTCTTCTAAAAATAAACCAACTCTTCCAGAAGCTTTAGTACTATATTGATCAACAATAACAGTTTGTGGACTTACTTTTACAAAATATCCACGAATAAAATATATACCTTCTTGAATAGATGCTGCACATCCAATAGCAGATGCATTTACAGATATAGTTGTTGCAAATGGATTATTTGCAATAACACGTGATTCTCCATATTCAATATCAGTAGTAGCTACTAAAGTTTCACCATCATTAAACACATTAGATACAAAATCATTACCAGATTTTGTATATTTAATATACAACGTATGTTTTCCTTTATCCGATTTAGTTGAAAGGATATGATTAACTACTTTAGCCTCTACACCAGATGTTTGTCCTATTACTGTTTTACCGACTAACTTATCAAGATATTCAGATAATGGTATACCTAAAAAAGTATCTTCTAATTGTATTGCATAATATTGATTGTCATAACCAATTTGACCAGGAATGACCATCGAACCTTCTTTAAAGAAGTGTTGACCAAACTGTTCAATTTGATTTTGTAAAATAGTTTGTAATTGAGTTAATTCTCTTGCCTGAACAGGGCTACCAGGTTTAAAAAGAACTCTTTTGAAGTTCTTATCTTCATTAAAATCATCAAAATATGGAGAAACGTTCAGGTTTGTCTCTTGAGGCATTTTCTTAGAACTCTAATACGATTTTTACGTCTTCTTTCTGGGTAGCACTACGTTGTATTGCAGCCCTGTTATCTATGTATAACACCTCACCAGAATATTTTTTAACTTCTGGATCAGCTATACCTTCAATGAAGTCTTGGCCCAGTTGCACAATTGCAGTTCCAACAGTAGTTGCAGCTGCAACTTGAGTAGAACTACCAAAACTAGTGTCTATTCCAAGAGCATTACCAGATGCATTACCTGCAAGAGTATAAGATCCTCCAGGCCCAATTTGGGATGTAAAATCAACCATTCTATAACCATAAGATGTAGATCCAATACCAGTAGGTGTATACATTTTTAACACACCTGTAGATGAATCCCAATTTGCAACATAACCAACAGCAGTAGATCCAACACCAATTGTTTGTGATACTGGTGTATCAACTGTAAATGTAGTATCTGCAATATTACCACCACTTATAGTCTTAAGTTTAACTGAAGTTAGGGAAACAGCACTAGATTTAGTTAAATCTCCACCTGATAGAGTTTTAGGATTCTTAACCACACCAACTCTTGCAAAATCATTACCAACTATAAAATCAGGATTAGATGTATCATTTTCAAATCTAGAATAAAGTAATACTCTATATGCACCCAATTCTTTATAAACATCAGCACCATGACCACCAGGAGGTGGAACTATAACTTCAATATCAGCTACAGATGTTCCAGCAACACCAACAGCTGATAATCCAGCAATAGGGCCACCAATTTCTGTGCCAGGAGCTCCTGGATAAAACTGAATTTGTGCTCTTGTATAACCAGTACCACCATTAGTAACAGTTACATCAGAAACCTTTCCTTGTGAATTGACAGTTACAGATGCTTTACCACCCGTTCCATCACCAAGTATTGGAATATTATTAAATGTAGTACCTATAGGTTGATAACCATCACCAGCATTAACAATAACCGCAGTTTCAATTTTACCATCTACTGCATTATTCTTTACATCTGCAGTTTCACCAGTTCCCCAAGTATTAGGAACAGGCATAAAATCAATAGAATCAAATTTTATTATTTCTGCTGGTTTAATTGTATAAAGATACTTCCAAATATAACCATCACCACTAGTACCAGCAGCTCTTGGTTCTAAATCAACAAAATCTGGTTCGTCAAGTGACTGTCTACCTTGTGGGTTATCAGGACTTTGACCATTATTAATACAAATATAAACTTTAAGGTCACTATTTACAACGTAATATTGTGCATCATATAAATTGGTAGAAGATGTCTTAGGACTTTGATTCTCTCTTGTATAACCATTCTTATACATTTCATAGACAGTACCAGCAGTCCAACTATTTTTCTTCACCATTCTTTGTATATCACCACTACTTAATTTCTTAAGTCCTAACATAGTATCCCAAACATCATTATATTCCTTAAATCCATCCATAGGAGCTGGAGTATTTTCATTCCAATCGGTTTTACCGTAACCAGCACTAACGTCTTGGGAATTTGGGAATCCAATGAATGTATAATAATACTGCGATGTATCAGCTACACCAGCGACAAAATTCGCAGCATTTAATATTCTAAATTGATCTGAAATAATCGCAGGCATTTTATTAGACTATTTTTGTTTATTTATGTAGTTTTATCAAAGTCACTGTAAGTTACAGCTAATGGATTGATACGTTTAACTTCAGGAGAAGTTGTTATACCAATATATCCATTCATATTATTAATATTAAACACTTTAGGTGCAGTAATAGACCTATTAATGTTAGTTAATTTACCCCAACTATAATAACCAAGAGCAGATCCTTTTGAAGCACCTGTATAGGTAGTTGCCGTAACAATACCAGATGCATAGGATTGTACATTACATGCAACTTTAACAGTTGCTGCATCAACATTAGTTACTGTTTCAACCTTATAGATATTATCTATCATAGTTGTTCCTTGACCAACAATATTACCATCTTTATCAATGGTTGTTGGGCCAGTTCCAGCAGTACCAACTCTAGAACCACGAACCACAAAGTAATCACCAACAGCAATTTGACTTCTTGCAATATTACCAAATGCAGCCTGATTAAGGAATGCATCAGAATCTAATGTAAGTTCTATTGCATGTTTACTGTTTGGCCCAGTTGTATCATAAGCAACTGCAGTAATAACTCCATAATCACCCTTTATAGTAACTGTATTACATTTTTCACGAGTAACACTTTGTTGACTTAATAATACTGTTGGATTTGTATTAGGAGTATAACCAAATCCACCATCATTTACAGTAATTGCACTAATAGTACCACCAGCACCAACAGTTGCAGTTGCAGCTGCACCTACAGTTTCACTCTCACTCCAACAAATACTGGATGTTAAACCAACTGAAACTAATTTCTGATCTCCAAATGCAAGTCCATTAAATGTCTTATTAACAATAGTTCCTGCATTTTTAATTCGTTTCTGTTGCCAATCAGATCCATTTGAAGAATTTAAAACATATCCATTTACACCAACAGCAACCCAAACATTTTCTTGATAACTAATGGCTTTAAAACTCTTATTGTTCAATAGACCAGTAGATCCACCATTAACAACACTCCATGTTAAACCATCATCGGTAGAATTAATAATACTTCCTGCAGCACCAACAGCAACCCATTTACCATCTGCATAAGTTATATCATTAAATCTAGTTGTAATTGCAGTTGTAGTAACACCAGACCAAACCTCACCATCTGTTGATCTGTATAATGCACCACCATTACCTACAGCAATAAATGTTCCCTCATTGTATCCAACTCCGAAAAATTCAGCACTTGCATACTTATTAGCAACAACAAATGACGATGAAAGACCAGCCGTTCCAGGCTCACTATACAGAATTGTACCAGCAGCACCAACAACAACAGTTCTTTCGTAAGGAACATCTGTAGCTATTCCTGTTAATGCATTAGGGAATAGATATGATCCAACAGCTGCAGCATTTAAATTCTGAGATATATTTTCATGATTATAAGTTGGTATAAATCCAACCTGTGTTCTTCTATAGATGGTAGTTGGGCCAAATGTTGATCCTTTTGTAGTACTTACTGCAATTGTACCAGCAGCACCAACAGCAACAACTTCAGAGTTAAGTCCAACAACACCATTTAACTGTCCATATGTACCAGTTACTGATGCAGAAGACCAACCTATACCTGTTGTAGATGTATTAATACCAGAAGTACTTCCAACTGCAACAAATACTCCTTCAGGAATATAATCAATATCATTATAGTTAATATCAGTATCTGAATTTACTTTAGTCCATCCTCTACCAATTTCCCTAGTTAAAGGAATATTCACAAAGAGAGAAGTACCCAATCCAGATTGAAGTCTATTAAATTTAGCAATAGAAACTGTAGGAATATTTTCATATCCAGAACCACCACTTACAACAGAAATAGAACTAACAGTACCAGCAGATCCAACTGTAGCTAAACCAGTTGCAACATTAATTTCCTGTGTGTTTACAATCTGTATTTGTCCAGGAATTTTATCAGTAGAAGTTCTATTATCATAAGCACTGAACAATGGGAATGCATTATCAACGTAAGCAACAACAGAAGTTACTCCAACACTTCTAATCAATCTAGAACTAGGATAGAAATTACCAACTTGAAGTGGTCTATCTTTAGCAATAGGTAATCCATCAACTATTAAATCATGTTCTTGTTTCTTCCAAGCAGCAACTCTTAGAAGAGATGGATTAGTACTAATTCCTCCTCCACCATATGGAGGTGTTTCTATCTTACCAATATCCTTAATTTCAGAAACAACACGATCTGTTTGTGTAGGAACATCATTATCTCTAAGTAATTGAATCTTATCACCAACTTTAACAGTTTCAACTGGATTTAAAGTTTCAATATCTTGATTACCACCTCTATAGAATAATATTTGTAATTTACTACCAGCTTTGGGTGCCTCAACAAAAATTACTGTAGTACCACCCTCAAGTCTATAATTCTCTTTTGGTTGTTGTAATACATCATTCAAAAATATAAGTAGATTATTTTCTGGTAGAATAGAAGTATCTAATGATGCAATTGTAACAACATCCTTAGTTAATACAGTTTTTGTTAATAAGAATGTTTTCTTAACACCATTAAATTCTGATGAGAAATCATCAAGAGGAACTAATTGACCAAAACTATATCCAGAGAATTGATCTGTAATAGTTGTTTTAACGGTTAATGTAAATGGCGATGTTGAAACACCTGCACGGAATGGTATACCTTGTACTGTTAATACTTCACCATTTTTATATCCAAAACCTCTTTCAGTAATATTAACATCTTTAATAACGCCACTAGTACTAACAGTTGCATCAACCTTTAAACCACTACCAGATCCACCAGTTGCAGATAATCCAGAATAACCAGTTGCAATACCAACTTTAATGGTTGGAAGTTCTGTTGAATGAGTACGTGGATATGTATGAGTTGTTGCATTACCATCCTGAGTACATGTAAATGTAAATGAATTGTCATTAAGTCTTACATATGATGTGGCTTTTCTAATCTTATTAGCACTCTTACCTGGTACAAATACATGAGTACCTGTATAAGTAGAACCTCCAACCCAAACATCAAATGTATCATTATCAACCCTAGTAATCTTTATCCACTTACCAAAAATAGGATCAGTCTTTCTTGGATAATAATGTTCGCTTTGTTGACTATCTTTATCACACTTAAATGGTATTCCTTCTTCTAAAATATTAATTAAGTCATTATCTACTAATCCATGACCTGTAGCCTTAACTCTCATGATACCTGTTGATGGATTATATGTAGTACCACTTATAGGTGTAAGAGTTCCTGCATTAGTTGCATGAGTCCAAGAACCAGATGCCTTAGTAATTATTAAATCTCCAGAGTTTGGATCATATGTTGCACCATTAGGAGTAAATTGTGCGGTAGAACCAGAACCAGCAACAGCTGTTGTATCAGTAACTACCGAATTATTTAAAGCACTTACAAAAGTATGTTGATACCTTGCTTTAGGAAGTGCAGTTCCTACATTAATTGTTATACTAGTTCCAGTAGTAGAAATTACAGGAAGATGTGTATTATGTGCAGGATCTGCAGATGAATATCCAGTACCACCACTTATAGTAGTAATACCAGTTATCATTCCAGCACTAGATCCAGTACCAACTGTAGCTTGAAGTTTTGCAGCCGATCCAATACCTAATGGATTAAAGATTTCTACATTAACTGGGCCTGATTGATATCCAGAACCTGCAGACAACATAGTAACACTCTGAACAGAACCTGCAGCATTAATAACTGCAGTTGCAGCTGCAGCTACTCTTGGTTGATAGTTTTGTCCTGTTGCAATAGTTACTTCATCAATTTTACCACCTCTAGGTAAATCATATAAAGTATCACCAGTAAATATAACAGATCCACCAACACCAACATTAGGTGCAGTTGATCTAGCAACTATTTCATAATCAACACCTGGTCTTTGGAATACACCATTAATCATAAGAACGCCATAATTAATGACCTCATCATCTCCACCACTACCACTGGTAGTTGTAACAATACCAGTTACATCTCCACCATTCTGGGTTAATGTAAATGTTCTTCCAGTTGCAACATTTCCAGTAAATTTATGTGAAACATCATCAAAAACGAAGTTTCTAGTTTGATCTTTTCTATTAAATACACGACCAGAGAAACTAGATTGTGTACTAACACCTACATCACCAGTTGGGCCCCAAGGAGGTGTTGCAAAGTAAATAACATCTTTAACAATATTATAATTACCACCCTTCATAGTACATGCAGCACCAACACTATGTGCAGCGGCTTTTGTACCTAAAATACCACGATCAACTGTAATTACATTTGTTGCTCCAACTCCAACAGTTTTAATTCTAATTAATTCATTATCAATATTAACAATATCATTTAATTTAATCGATGTAATTCCAACAACTTTAATTGTATTAACTCCAACAGCAATAGCATCACTTAATACAACAGAAACACTTCTATTATACAATGGTGACTGTATTGTATTGTCAATTTGAATTAATGATTTAGTAGCTGCATTTGTAGAATCAAATGAATGTTCTGTTCCAGATCCAAGACTACGTAAAGTAAATGCTTCATCAGTAGTTGTTGTTGATAATCCAGCAACTTTAAATCTATTTTGATCTAATCTAGAAACAACATACATCTCAGAAGGCATAAAGTCTGTAGAGACTCCACCTAATACATCATTAGTAGCTACAATACCAATTCTATTATTTCCATAAGTACCACTACCAGGATCATACTTAATTCTTTCACCTGTTTGGAATCCGTGGTTATTAAGTCTAATAATAGATGATCCTACAGATACAACAGTAGAATCATTTGGATCAAATGCATTACTGAATAATGGAACTGCACCACTTTGAGAAGTAAGTCTAAATGAACTTAAACCAACAATCTGTCCACCAACAATAGGAGTATTAACAGTAACTTCAAATGTATCCGCAGTTTTATTAGAAATTGTTAAATTTTCTCCCGATGCAGGATCACTTGAACGAGGATATGGATGTTCAGTTTGATGAGTATCTTTATCACAAGTAAAGATTAATGAGTTATCAGCTAAACGAATAGTAGCTCCATTATTCAATCCATGATTAGTAAGTGTTTTTATTTTTAATACACCAGTATTAGGATCATATGATGTACCAGAAATCGCAGTTAATTCACCAGTTCCACCAGATTGAATCGATATACCATTAGTAGTTGCCCGTTTGAATATATGAATACCTGTAAAGGTTTTACTCTTAGCATTAAATTGATTACTAATATCATCAATTAACTCAACTTTAGCAGTTGCAATACTTAATAGATCTCTAATTTTTCTATTCTGGAAATTGATAAACTTAGATAATCCTGTAGATATTGTAGTTTCTGTTGCAAAATCAAAGTCATTCTTAACATAGAATGAATGAACATTATCTACATTAACTTGTAAATCAGTAGCATTTTGAGGAGATCTAGCTGTAAGAGTTGTACTTCTAGCATAACCAGCAGTAGGTCGGGATTTTATAACTAAATCTGAGAAATTTTTATATCCAGTTGGATGAAGAATACTATCTACAGCATCACTAAAGTCTTTTTCTTGAACTTCACTTTGAATAGAATATGAGAAATTCTGATAATAATCACTATCTTGCAACTTCTGGAAATCATTACTTAATTTACCAGTATCTTTCTGCCAACCTTTTACTCTTTCAGCCTGATGTGAAAGTGTAAAGAATCTTTCATAATAAGAAGATTTAACAACATCACCAGAAGCATTAGATATTTTACCAACTATAGTATCACCAATATATGGTGTTCTAGTCAAATTACGTAATCTAAATGAATTATTATCTGGATCCCACCCTTCATTCTTAACCATCTGACCTATGGCAGATCCATTACCGAATGTTACAGGTTCTCCATTAATAAAATCTCTTTGATCAAATCTTACATTAAACGTTGGTAGATCTTCTTTTTTAATGATTCTACCAGCACTGTTTGTGGGATCAAAGAAACCACCAGTACTTCCAATTCCAGTAAGACTATATGTAATTCTAGAATCTGCAATATTTCTTGATAAAATAGTGAAGGTTTTATAATCATACATATTGGAATTATATCCTTGAATTTCACCTTCATTATATGTACGTGGATCAGTACTAGGTACTGGTTCAGTAAATACCGTGCCATCATTAGCATCAGGATGGCCTTGAATATTAATATTCTCTACAAATATTTCATCTCCAACTTCAAATGGGAAATTAGTACCTAATACATGAGCTTCAGGTCTCCAACCACCTAAAGGTGATTTGAGAGTAATAAATTGTGTAACACCATTAGAAGTTGCAGTAACAACACCAACACCATTACTATTGTTGATAGGAATAATTCTTGGTGGATTAGGAACTAAATCAAATCCTGTAAGACTATCATACAATATCTCTACAGACCCTACACCAGTTCCTTCAAGATTTACCTTAGTTGATGCATTTGGTCTATCTGGGAAGAATAAATCAGGTGCAGTACTATAATTTCTACCTGAAGTTTCTACACCAATATGTCCTATAACATAATTATTTTTTACAGCTACATGAACAGGAGTATCTGCTCTTGGACTTAATGACTTATCTGTTGGATAATCATATCCAATTTTTACAACTTCCTTGAATCCTGGCCTTCCAAGAGTATCATCAAACATACTGAGATTTGCATCTCTACCAGTAGTAGTTCTTACAGTACTAATTCCTGGATTCTTAAAGTAATCAACACCAGGAAAATCTATCTTAACTTCATTGATTCCACCTGTAGCATGAGTAGATGAAGTTAAATATCTAAATGTAGTAATACCAGATTTAACATAAGATGATCTTTCTGGTTTATATGGTACTTGATATGAAAATGATGTTATTCCAGTAGTTGTAATACCAAAATTACCAGCGTATATACTAGGATCAATTGTTATTTGACCTGCATTAATAACTTCCGTATCAATTTTACTATCTCGTTTAGTAACATCAATAGTGTTTAATGATGTTGGAACTAATTTGTAATATAATGGTAAAGGTAAATTATCTGTGATTTTAACATTAACTAAAGAACCTGTTGTTCCAGCTACACCAGTTCTTACAATTTCGGTTGATATACCAATACCATTAAATTTATTAGTAAAGTTTTGATCTTTATAGAATTCAAGTTTAAAGTCAGCAAGGGAAGTATCAGATACTGCAAATCCAATAGTTTCTCCTTTCATAACTTGAATTGGAGGATTTATTCTTGCAACTCTATGAACACCAGATCCTGCATTGGTTAAATTGATAAATGCAATTGGAATACTTAAGGAATCCTTACGGTTATTAAATAATCTAAATGTATTTTTACTGATTCTCTTAACATAATATTCACCCCTATCAGTTAATGGTGTTATTCTATTAGCTACATTTGTAGTATGGGAATAAAGTATCTTATCACCATCTTTAAATCCATGATCTATTAATGTAATTGTAGAATCTGCAGTAGATACAGCACTACTACTAAAATATGCAGGATTAACTATAGTTTTTCTTGAAAGAGTATCATACTCAATACTCTTACTAACTGTAGTATTTGGTGCAAGATCTACAGTTATTTTATCCTTAGTTCTTAAATTATGTGCAGATGAATTGTAAACTAGAACATCATAACGATCAAGAGTACCTTTATGTTGTTCATTTGTTGTTTCTAAAGTATGATCTGTTAATGTATTTTCTATTTGATGAGTAGAAAAATAAAGAGAAACACTAGTACTACCAATACCAGTTCTTGTAGTACTAAGTCCTAGTAAATCATTACTCTTCTTAACTGCATATACATATTGACCATCAACCAATGGGAAAGAATTAGCAAGACCAACATTATTAGATACTGTTAATGCTGTTCCTTGTAAACTCTTACCATATTTTAATCTCTGTCCTGTTAAGAACCCATG